GGCTCATATTGACCTTGAGTCATATTATAAATTGAATTTTGCCTTGATGCAGCATCATAAATACAGCTTAACAGAGATTGAAAATATGATGCCATGGGAGCGAGATATCTATCTTGCACTTCTGAATCAACACATTGAAGAGGAAAATCTAAAAGCACAACAGGCAGTAAATGGATAAAAAACGTCCCATTATAAAATATAAAAGATCCTTTAGGAATACTGGACCTAAGGGATCTACGGGACTTAAGGGACTTAAAACAATTTTGCCCTCCACTAGAAAATTTTATAAACCAAAACCTTTATCGTCAAATCTTTCACCAAAAGATTATAGTGATAAAATTATAGATCAGCAGGGTGATCCATTAGCAGCGGCAGTTAATTTTATATCAGGTGGATCCAAACCAGGTGCATCCATAGTTTCTGGTGCAAAAAATAATATTGTCGGTTTTCAAAGGAATAATATATCTCCACCTAGTCAGAATAATCTTGGGTCTGTAATTAATAATATTTCAAATACTCAGTCTTATGGTAGAGCAACTGGTTATGATATCTTAGACTTCTTTGGATCTAAGAAAACAGAAAGAAAACTACGAAAGAGTGTACAAAGACTTAGAAATTCTTTAACAGAGACTTTTGAGATTGCTAAGTTTTTGAGAATCACAATCAATAGAATTGCCAAGCAGTTAAAAGATATCCCATCCATCTCTGGTGGAGGTGGTGGAGGTGGTGCCTTAGGTTTAATAATGGGTCTTATTGGTGGTGTTGTAAAATTAATAGGATCTGTTGCTGGCGCAGTATTTTCTCTATTTGCTAGAATAGGATTGGGTGGAGCAGCAAAAAGTCTTTTACCAAAGATTGCTCTTGGTGGTATGGGAGTGCTTGGTGTTCTTGGACTTGGTGATACATTTATGAATAAAGTTCAAGCACAAGAAAATGAACTTGACATTCAAAGAAATACAGAAAAAAATACAGTAGAAAAACAAACTAAATCTGCAGACACATTTGAAAAAATTATTAATAAGTTCAAACAAGCAGTAGATTTATTATTGTCTGGTGGAAAAGCAAAGGGGAATGGTGATGAAAGTGTGAGTCCAAGCGGTGGATTGATGGGAGGAGAGAGAACCACTCAATCAAATGCAGCATCCACTAGTGCATCACAAAAACAAGTTGCAGACGTTCTTACTGGTGAATTTAAACGTCAGGGATTGTCAGAGGAAGGGGCGAGACTTGCTACTGCAGAAATAGGTAGAGAGAATAGTTTACGCAAAGATTTAATACTTGGCACTCACATGGACAATGGTGTTAAGGCTTATGGTGCAGTGAGTTGGCAAGGTGGCAGAGAAAAAGTCCTTATGGATGAATTGAGAGCAAGAGGTATTGATCCAAGTGAAGCGGGACTAAAAGAAAGTGGTGATGAAGGAATTAAAGCAAATGCCGCTGCAATGATTAAGGAGATTCAATCAAGAGGTCATACTGAACTCTTGAGTCTCCTTCAGAAACAAACACTTAATGATGCAGAAAGGGACAAAGTTCGTCAATTATTCAAAGATAAGTATTTTGTTTATAATAAAAGTATCCCATTACAAAGATCAAGAAACTGGTTTGATACAATCCAGGGAATGTATGGTGTAAATCCGAGTTCAACTCAAGTACAACAACCAGGAAGAACACCATCAAATCCAGAAGTATCATTAATACAAGTACCTGGTGATTCTGGCGGAGTTCAGGCGGCACCTTTATCTGGAGGAGCACCATCAATACCTTCTCAAGTTAAGGGTCCATCAATTGCATTCTTACCTTCTAATAATTTTGATAGTTATGCTGGGTTGAGCGCAAAAATGCTATACAATATTGTTGAGGCGTAAGAAATATGATTACTCTTATAAAGTCTCCACTCAAAAATTCAGCAAATAATATTGTTGCCTCTCCTCAGACTAGAATGGTCAAGGCACTAGACTTTGATAAGAAGTCTGAGTACAAAAAATTTATCAAATGGATAGACTCTAGTACTAAAGATCTAGAGAAGATAAAGATTCCATCAAAGAATGAAATCAAGAAACTAGAAAAACTAGTTCTTGAGATGGATGGAGGTGGTGGTCTTGGTGGATTGCTGGGATTACTTCCAGGCATGTTTCTTCCTGGTCTTGGTGGTCCTGATATCCCATTCATTAGAAGACCAAAACCACCAAAAGGTAAACCCAAACCAAGTTCATCCAAAGGTGGAGGACCAAGAATACCAAGGTTGAATCCTAAGCAACTGGGTAGAATGAACGATTCATTCTCCAGATATATTGCTGGCAAATCAAATCTTGGTGATCGTTTCAGACTTTTTAAAGGAGGAAGAATTGGTCTGCCTGGATTGTTCACTAAGGGTGGATTCAACGCACAGGGAGCATTAAAGGGTCAAGGATTCAAACTTCCAGGATTTGGAGGTGGACAGACTGCTACTGGAGGAGCACCCAAACTTGGCGGTGGAAGCACCAAAATGGGTGGCGCTCTTAAAAATGCAGGAGGTTTTGCTAGGAGAGCATCTGGACCAGCAAGTCTTTTGTTTGCTGGACTAGATTATCAAGATAGAAAAACAGAAGGACAAACCGAGACACAAGCAATTAGTGGTGCAACGTCAACTGCAGTTGGTGGAGCAGTTGCTGGATCTCTTGCGACTGCGATTGCATTAACAGTAATACCAGAACCATCTACTACGGTGGCAGGTTTGATTATGCTCGGTTCACTTGCTGCATCATATTTTGGTGGTAAGGCAGCAGGAAGTCTATCAGATAAAATAACTGGAGCAAATAAAACAATAGATGCTAACAAAAAAATAACAGAAGAAAAGCAAAAAAGTGAAAATCAATTTTCTTCTGTACTTAAAACATTTAATGAAGCAGTTGATGGTCTTCTGACATTCGCACAAAGTGGAAAAAAAGTTGTAGATGGTGATACTGATGATAATATTTCGTTGAATCAAAGATTATACGGAACACCAAAAGAAGGTGGTGGTTATGAATATACAGATCCAGATACTAACATAACTCTAACACCATCAGGTTCTTATGGACAACTTCGTGGAGATCGTATCCACAAAGGAGAGGACATTGCAACAACGGTTGGGACTCCATTGAGAGCAATTAGTGATGGTGAAGTTGTTGATTCTGACTATGAAAAAGGATGGGGTAACTTCTTAGTTTTTAGAGATGATAGAGGAACTCACCACCTTTATGGTCACATGCAAGAGGGTTACAAAAGAGGTGGACCAGTCAAGAAAGGAGATATTATTGGAAAAGTCGGCATGACTGGAAGAACAAATGGACCTCACCTACATTGGGAAACTGGAACTGGGTGGAATGGAGGACAGATAACGGGTCGTTTTGATCCCATGAGTGCATATAAAATATCAGATCCATTCTTTACTTCTAAATCTAAACCTGGAGAAGAACCAAGCAGACCATTATCTGCACCATCAGTCCCAAGAGTACAACCAACACCAGAAGCAAGATCTCGGGTGGAAGTTCCAATCACCAGATCAAGTGGAGGGCAAACTGTAATTATCACGCAGGGACAAGGTGGAGGACCACAAGTAATACCACAACAAATTCCAATCCCAATTCCAATAGGTGGTGGAGGTGGTGGTGTCGCAGTGGCATCAATACCTGAAGTTGTCCTATTAAATAGTTTGTGGAATACTCTACTCTTAACTAAACTTTCCTCAACGTAATGGCAGAAGCAGTATCGGGTTTACAATATAGATCAGTCGTCTTGCAATCTCTTGATGGAGATAATGCATTTGATATTTCTAATGCTGTATTGTCAGTAGATTATTTTGAAGATATTCTTGAACCATGTGTAACAATGACAATGCAAATCACTAATGCATATGGATTGTTCAATGGACTTCCTATTCGTGGAGGAGAGAGATTGTTCCTAGAAGCAGAGACGGCATCGGGAGAGTTCGCTGTTGACCAGATGTATGTCTACAAAGTGAGTGGACTTGAAGCGGAAAAGACATCCGAGAACTTTACTTTACATTTAGTCTCTAGAGAGTTTCTTACAAATGAAACTGCAAGATGCGCTACCAAGTATTCGGGAAAAGTCAATCAATCTGTAATAAAAATTCTTAGAGAAGATTTAAAGACAACTAACTTTAAGTCTGAGAATATAGAAGAGACCTCAAATACTTTTAGTTTCATTGGAAACATGAAGAAACCTTTGCATGTTTTGCAATGGTTGGGTCCAAAGTCTGTATCTGCTGTCACAAAGAAAACTGGAACTGACGGAAAAGATAAAACAGAACAAGGACTCGCAAAGGGAACTGCGGGATTTTTATTCTATGAAAATAAAGATGGATTCAACTTTAGAAGTATTGACAAAATTGTAACAAAAACGGAAAGTAAGTACAATTACAAGTATAATGGAAAAGTAATTGAAGCAGGAAACATTGAAAATAATTTCTCAATTTTGAATTACTTCTTTGAAAAGAATATTGATTTAAGAAAAGCATTGCGTGTTGGAATGTACGCCAACAAAACATACTTTTATAATAGAGAGAATCATACATTCTCAATCTATGATTACTATCTCCAGGATGAAATTAAAAATGCTTCTCAACTTGGTAATCAAGAAAGTATTGTTGTGTCTGAAGCATTAGGAAAATCATTCTCTAGAATCATGGTTAGGACTTCTGATCATGGTGTACTATCACCTGCTGGTGGTACTGCACAATCGGGAAGAGATATTTCAGATCAAGCAAAAGCATATTCTAGATACAATTTGCTGTTCACACAGGCACTAAATATTCTTATACCATGTAACATAAATCTAAAAGTAGGAGACATAATTTATTGTGAATTCCCCGAAATGAATTCTGGAAAAACAAGAGAAATTGATTCAGAAACAAGCGGCAATTATGTTATACGGGAGTTGAGACATCATTTTTCTGCTCAACAAAACACAACATCTCTCAAACTAATGAGAGATTCTTATGGAGTTTATGGACCAAATCAATAGGGAGGAACATGGAAAACATTGATCAGCACATTAGAAAGGATGAGGATCTTCTGAGTGATCCCACTATTTCTGCACAGTCAAGAAGACATACGGAAGAAGAATTAGAAGCACTGAAAGCATATAAAGAGAACCATCCAGGGGAAACTCATGACCCCACACCATTAGAACTTTATTGTGATACACATCCTGATGCGTCCGAATGTAGAGTTTACGACGACTGATGATTGAAGAATCTCTATTAAAATCTAACCTTCTTGGTAGAGATGGTTTTGTCTGGTGGATTGGCAGAGTTGCCCATCCAGATTATTGGAAGGCCATCAATACCGTAATGGATCAATCTGGCGAAAAAGGTCAGAGATGTAAGGTTAGGATCATTGGTTACCATCCATTTGACAGCACACTTAAGGAGGAAGATCTTCCTTGGGCAGATGTGTTGATGGATCCAATAAGTGGAAGTGGTCAAGGTGGAATAGGACAGACACTTTCACTTCAAGGTGGAGAAACCTGCGTTGGTTTCTTCATGGATGGGGAAGAAGCACAACAACCAGTTATCTTTGGTCTTCTTCATCGCAATGAAAATGTAGAGAATAGTTTCTCAAACGCAGAATTAAAGTTAGAGAAAAGTTCTAGATTCCAACCATTCACAGGTAATAGAGCAAACAAACCAACTAACGCAAAGAAAATAGAAACAGAACCAGTTTCTCCAGGACAACAAGGAAAGATAAAAAAACCTTCTATTGATTCAACTAAAACAGAACAATCAAACACTGTTATTGGTGGTTCCTGTAGTGCTGCGGCAAGAGCATTCGAAATAAAAGCAACTAAGACTGAAATAGTTCCAAGTAACTGTGGTGATGATGCGATTGGCAAACTGACACAAATACTTACGGACTTTATTGCGTTCACAAACACTCTTGATTTTGCTGCGGGTGCATTTGTAGATCCACTTCTTAATAAGATTGTGGATATGCCAGCAAAGATCAAAAAGATTGTAAGGACAACACAATCTGTGGTCAAGAGTGTGATGAATAATGTTAGAGATGGACTATTTGGAAAATTAACAGTTATATTTAGTACATGGTTGGGTAATATAAATTTAACAAATCCAGCATCTTACTTAACTGATCCCGCAGCACAGAAGGGTTTTATGAAAATCCTGGCAACCATATATTGTATCTTTGAAAAGTTAATTCAAGATATTATTGGATTCTTGACTAATTTGTTCCAGACTATGATTGGTAATATTATCAATGGTCCAGTTTGTGCAGCGGAACAATTCGTATCTGGAATTTTTGCAAAGATATTTGATCTTTTAGAGAAGGCACTGGAACCAATTATGTCTGGATTGAATTGGTTAATGGGTGGATTCGGAAAGGTGAGAGATGTGTTGAGAAAAGTAAGCAGCGTTGCATCTGCAATCTACAGTTTCATTGGATGTGATGGATTGAAGTGTACCACCCCAAGCAAGTGGGTCTCTTCAGCAAATGCAGCACTTAAGCAGGCTGCTACAAAGTGGCAAAAGCAACTAGATCAGATTGATATCTTTGATAATATTGCAAAAGACCTTGATCAATTTGGCAAAACAGCAGAGAAAGATATTGCTAACTTCTTTGGGACAGATGAAGATAATAAAATACCAGAATATAATGGTATGAGAGTTGGAAAAATCTTAAGCACTGTTGATGGATTGACTGGAGGGAATTCTGCTGGTTCACTTAATAGGGGACTTGGATCTATTGAAAGTGCAGTTGCAACCTCTAGTCTATTTGGTGGAGATAACTCAATCTTCAATGCATGTAATCAAAAGATCAACAACCCAACAAGTCAACTTGATTTGATTCCAATGCCACTTGGGTACAGATATAATAGGTGTATCCCTCCAGAGATGGAGGTATTCGGTGATGGTGTTGGTGCATCATTGAGACCAATTGTTTCTAGATTTGGTTCTATACTTTCAGTACAAGTTCTTAATGGTGGAACTGGATATGATAATGATACATCAGTTGCAGTTATTGATAATACTGGACATGGAACTGGGGCAAGAGTTCAATTAATATTAAAGGATGGATCTATTGATAAAGTAGCAGTTATAAATCCAGGACTTGGTTATTGTTCTGGTTCCGACCAGGGTATTGTTGATGAAAATGTTAGGGCGACTGTAGAAGATATATTCATTGAAGCGCCAGGTGTCGGGTACGATAGTACTAATGATACGGCATCTATTGGTGATGTTCAGTTCCCATTACTGACAACTTCAAATGGATCTATCATTAATATTAAAATTCCAAATGGATTTGATTTCGAGTTTGATGACTATCCAGAGATCACCATAAATACAAACACTGGACAAGGAGCATCCTTGATTCCAATTATGGCATACAAGCCACTATCCAATACGGATAATCTTGCTGATACAAGAAGAACTCTGGTTGGTATTACAAGTGTTATTGATTGTATATGACAGAAGAAGAAGTAAAAAAACTAATAAAAGAAGAACTGAAATCTTTTAGTAAAGATTATTATAGGGAGACACATCCTGGGTTTGAAGTGACTTCTGGTAATAAGACAGTTGGTCATGGTGAAGGTGATTACTGTTTAACAACCGATAGTCTACAAGGATTTCATTTTTATAAGGATGGTGTTTATAAAATACTTTCTAATAAGTCAATGGAATTTCGCTCTGGTGAAAAATCCAATGATAAAGAAATTTGCATAACAATTAACGCAGATAACGGAAAAATTAAAATTGTTGCGGAATCTGGAGACCTAATTCTTCAGGGTGCCAACGTATTAATTGAATCTACAGATGCTGATGGTGCAGTATCAATTAATTCTAAGAAAAATGTTTATGTTAGATGTCCAGAATATACTGTAGATAGTACAATGTTTACTGCCAGTGCTACTTTAGATATGTTATTATCTGGGGGTAACTTATCTTTATATTCTGAAGCGGCACCAGTACAACTTGGAGCTGGGGTTGATGCTATCATTGGTCCAACTGTTTTTGATACGGCGTTCAATCTTCTAGAGAAGGCAAGATCATTTTTCAAGAGGTGATTAGATGAGAGGTTCAGGTATTCAAGTAGCGAAACTTGCTATTGGTGCTTATGATGCATCGGTATTTACCTTTGCTGGGTATACAAGTGCTGGATTACTAGTCAACCCTGGAGTTAGTATTTTCGGCGCATCAACTCAGATTGGAACAGTTAGAGCAGGAGTTACTATTGCTCCGCCTGCTGCAATTCCAGGTATCGCTGCATTACCTTTCTCATTAGAAGTTACTGGTGTATCTAATTTTGTTGGAAATACCAATCAGTTGGGACTTTATACTTGCAATGGTGCATCCATATTTAATGGCACTCAAACTACCAATGGTATTAATACTGTTAATGCTGCAAGCATTTTTAATGGAGCAGTATCAATCAATGGAGTAACAACAATTAATGGATCAACATTCATTAATGGAACACTTACTGTTACTGGACTAGCAACATTTTCATCAGTCGCTGCACCATTTAAGCAATTTGATATTTTACATCCATCTAAAACTGGATACAGATTAAGACATGCTTGCATTGAGGGCCCAGAAATTGGAGTTTATTTCCGTGGCAAGTCTAAAACCGATGTGATTAATCTTCCAGACTACTGGAAAGATTTGGTTCATGAAGATACAATCACAGTAAATCTAACTCCTATTGAACAAAACCAAAACCTTTATGTAGAATATATCAAAGATAATCAAATCAAAGTAGGTGGTGGGATCGCAGTTCAGGGAGAGAAACAGTTGAATTATCACTACACTGTTTTTGCAGAGAGAAAGGATGTTAATAAATTAATACCAGAGTATAAAGGAACTGAGATTGGAGGTACAAAGTAATGACTAAGGATAATATCATAAAGTTTACAAGCGAAGAATACGATATACAGGCACAACAAATTAGAGATCTTCCAACATTAGTTACTCCAATTCAGGATAAGATTGATGATCTGATTGCTCCTGCAGCAAAGTATGACCAAAAGATTGCTGAGTTGACGGTTGCAATCAACCAAAAGATGTATGAGATTGATGTAAAGTCTGATGAAATCATCTATTGTGGATGTGCAACTACTGTTGCTGGTGCTGGGGGAACTGCAATTGCTCTTGGTACTACTTCATATTATGAAAGAGTCCAGGCACCAAGACAAGATTCTGAAGACCCAACCTTTACTGGAACCAATCCATACGGAACTGATAACTTAGGAACGGCAAATCTTACAACTGGAATTGGATCTGATACTGCAACTGCATCAACGTATTATGGTGTTGGGGTTGATACTCAAATTGTAACATTAAGTGGTGTTGGCAATTCAATCTTCACTGTTGATGCAAATGCTAGTGGAATTGCTACCTGTCCTGGTAAAACTTGTTCGGCATTAAGTGCGGAGTTGGATGTCCTCACAGGACAATTGGCAGAGTTGAGAGCAGAAAGAGTCGGACTGACCACATTCAGAGTTGGGATTCTAAAAAGTGAACTCAAAGAGCAGTATACAAGGAGACATGCGTACAACTACGCAAAGATCAAAACTCAGGAAAGAGCAGACGCATTGGAGCAACTCAAGAACTTTGTGAGTGATCCATCCAACAAGTCCTACTTTGACTGACGCTTGACACCAAGACTCAGACCTGTTATAATATGCAGGTAATCAATCAAACGAGACCATGCGTATCAACCGAGAAGATCTGATTCCTCTCCGTGAATTGCAAGAAGACATGGCAGAGTACTTCTGTGATGAAAATTGCATCAGTGGTCAAGCATACTGGACTTGTGTTCAGACTCTCGCAGAGATCAAACTCGCTGAACTGCGTGGCGATGTTATGTTGATTGATTGAAATGATCCAATACTCACACAAACACTACCAAGAAATCTTAAGGTACTATCTACATGCGCCCAGAAACAAGGGAATCTATGCAAATGCTGTTCACAGCAAAATGGAATGTTCCGAAAGCAGCGGAGAATTGTGGACTGACTTGGAAGGAGATGAAGATTACTTTCAATGAATATTGTAGAATGAATCCATCTACTTATAAACCTGAATAGGTTTTTATGGGACGGTGGCGGAAGTGGTAGACGCACCAGACTTAAAATCTGTTGGGAGTATTCCCGTGGGGGTTCAAGTCCCCCTCGTCCTATAGAGATTTTCTTAATCTCTAAATAAACAAAAGTACGGAACAGGAATGAAATACCGTATTGACACCAGATACGTTTGGTACAATAAAGAATCAATGTTGGTTCTTATGTATTTCATAAACCAAGTTCCATTTACTTTTGATGAAGTTCCTGAAAGTTTGTATTACGATAGGGAAATTCTAGCAATCGCAGATAATGAAAAAAGATTTGAACCAGAAGAGTTATACTATTCATCATTCTATTTGATTGATGAACTTTGCCATCCTCTTATGTTTGAATTAGATCTGGAGAACCCAGAACTATTACCTGTTGATTAAATGCCAACTTAGCTCAGCTGGATAGAGCAGGGTTTTTGTAAAGCTCAGGTCAACGGTTCAAGTCCGTTAGTTGGCTCTTGGCGATACTGCCGAACCATCCCCTTCCGTGTGCGTCAGAACCTCTCCGAAAGGAGAGGTTTTGTTGTATTTGAAAATGCAACTTTAAATCCATTTTTGGTGGAAAAAAAATTCCGCCAAAAATTTGCCCCAAAACCTTTTTCAATACAGAAGAGATTTGATGCTCCTAAATAAAGCAGAAGAAAAATTAGTGTGCTGATACAATGCCTCTTTCCAGGTTAGAAAATTTTCTAATTAACACAGATGGTAATATTCTTTATGTAAATCCATCAGATCTAGATGCTACTGATAGTTTTGATAATAAGGGAAATTCATTAACGAGACCCTTTAGAACTATCCAAAGAGCGTTAATCGAAGCAGCAAGATTTGCTTATCAAAGTGGTGCGAATAACGATAGATTTGATAAGACAACAATCTTACTTTATCCTGGAACTCATCTAATTGATAATAGACCTGGATATTATATAAAAAATAATGGTGGTAGTGTTCAATATTTGGATGTCAATGGTAATAATGTACCCTCACCAGATATTGAATTATCAAGTAGCACTATTTTTGATTTAAATAATTCATCGAATGTCCTTTACAAACTCAATTCCGTTGATGGTGGTGTAGTTGTACCAAAAGGAACCTCAATCGTTGGTCTCGACTTAAGAAAAACAAAAGTTAGACCTTTATATGTTCCTGATCCATCAAATCCATCAATTGATAGATCTGCATTATTCCGTGTAACTGGTGGTTGCTATTTTTGGCAATTTACAATGTTTGATGCGGATAGAGAAGTCTTCTATAATAAGAATTTTTCGCAAAAAGCAAATCCAAATTTCTCACACCATAAACTCACCTGCTTTGAATATGCAGATGGGATTAATGCAAAAGATCTGACTGGTCTTACAGATCTTGATATGTATTATTTCAAATTAATGAATGCATATGGAGATGATACTGGAAATAGAGAAATTTTAGACTATCCAAACGTAAGTGATTTTGAACCAAACAGTCCAGAATTTAAGATTGTAGGGGATCTTTCCGCTAATGACTTTAATATTGTATCATTGTCATCTTCTGGAACTGTCGCCACTGTTGAAACTGAAATAGTACACAATTTGAACGTTGATGATTCGTTCCGTATAACTGGAGTTGGATCGGATCTCTATAATGGAAGTTATAAAGTTGCTGGAGTAACAAGCACAACGTCATTTAATTATGTTCTTTTAGATACACCAATTGATAGTATTATCACTATTGGCGGAAATGAAAGAGTTGTTATCGAAGCAGACAATGTAACAGGTGCTTCGCCATATATCTTTAATTGTTCATTGAGATCCACCTATGGAATGTGTGGATTACATGCTGATGGTGCCAAGGCGACTGGATTTAAGTCCATGGTTGTCGCACAGTTCACTGGAATTGGTCTCCAGAAAGATACAAATGCATTTGTGATTTATAATGACACAACTGGTCTTTATGATACGAATGAAACTGCTCCGACTGGAACATTAAAACCACTTTACATTAATCAAGATGCTGTTTATAAAACAGATTATGAAAGTTTCCACATTAAAGCATCTAATGATGCAGTAATTCAAGCAGTTTCAGTTTTTGCAATTGGTTTTTCCAATCATTTCTTATCTGAAGATGGTGCAGATCAATCAATTACAAACTCCAACTCAAACTTTGGTGCAAAGTCTCTGATCTCTAAAGGATTCAGAAAGCAGTCATTTGATCGTGACGATACTGGTTATATTACACACATTGTTCCACCAAAAGATCTCCAAGAATCAGATTTCAACGTTCTGTGGAGAGTTTTAGATCCAACTACCACACTTTCAGTTGGAAATACATCAAGAATTTATTTACTCGGTGAAACTGATCAAGACAACCCACCGTCTAATATTACAAATGGTTTTAGAGTTGGTTCCAAAGATAATGAAATTTTATACATTGACTTAAATCTTGGTGGATTAAACGTTACATATAGTTCACCAATTCTAATGCAAGTTCCATCTGGAGATGGACCTTCTGCTAAAAAATCATATACAGTAACTAGAGTTGCAGGTTTAAATTCAATTGATACAGCAAATGACATTCTGAATTTAGATTCCGATCATGGTTTATATACTGGAGAAACAATTCGAATTTATAGTGATGATGCAACCGTTCCTGGGGGACTGGAAAACGGACAACTTTATTACGCAATTACTGGAGGTTCTTTAAGTTCAAATCAAATTAAGTTAGCAAAATCATTAAATAATGCTAACAATGGGGCAGCAGTAGATATTAAAAACACAAGTGGTGGAATTATCACCGTCATAAGTAGAGTTACAGACAAGCTTCCAGGAGAATTTGGACATCCAGTTCAATATGATTCAAATCAAAATAACTGGTATATACTGGCAGGATCATCAACATCGACTAATAAAATTTATGAGGGATTTGTTGGATTTTCCACTCAAATTTCAGATAATAACTCTGCAACTTATATTAGAAGAACAAATGAATCTCGTGATTCTAATAATAGAATTTATAGATTACGTTATGTTGTTCCTAAAGAATTTAGAAATGCAAAGGCACCTACAGAAAACTTCGTTCTTCAGGAATCAAAGACAGTCATTGAAGAATCATCTATCACTAGTGTAAATTCAAATCGTAATCCTAGAATTATTGCAGGAATTACCACAAGTGGTTCCACTGTCACTGTTACGACCGAAAAACCCCACAAGTTGTCGGTTAATGATAGAGTTCACATTAAAAATGTAAAGAGTTCGACTAATATAAATGCAGATGACGAAGCAGGATTTAATGGTTATTACTATGTTGATTCTGTAGAAGATACAAAAGTATTTACATATACAAATGCAAATAATGGTGGATCATTTATAGATAACATTTCAGACAGAGGTTCTTTACTTCCTGCATTTGAAAAAAATGAATATGATACGACATATACAATTAAAGGTGTCGAGACTGTTCAAGAATATGTTTCAGAAATTCAAGATGGAATTTATTACTTGACATGTTTGATTGGAAATATTTCACCAACAGTATCCGAGTTTTCTAATTTAAAATTCCCACAAAATATTAACTATCTTTATCCAACCATTGACAAAGATAATCAAGTTAATGATCCAGAGCAGTCCATTTCTGCATCATCAAACAAGTTACTTGGAAAGGTTGTAATTGATGATCCTCTTAATAGTATTACTAAAGAATCTACAGTTTCATACATCAAAGATAATAGAATTGGATTTGCGGTTACAAATGCAACATCAAACAATACTGGAATAACCACAATCTATAGTGAGTTTGACCATAACTTAAATAGTGTCCTGCAGGTTTCAATTGCAAACGAAGGTTCTGGGTATGGATCTGGCATTGTAACCACATTATATAATGTTTCTCTCAGTGGCGGATCGGGAAACAATGTAACTGCTAATATTACTGTAAGTGCAGCAGGAACAATTACAGATGCATCTATTGTTGATGGTGGATCTGCATATACTGTAGGAAACACGTTAACTGTTCCCAACGGAACATCTGGTCAACTTTCCGTAAGTTCAATTAATAATAGTGTAGGAAAAGTTATTCAAGTAGTTGGTATTGGAACTACCCAAAATAGAAAAACCAGCGGTTACAATGGTCTTTATAAAATTACTGATGTTCCAACTTCGAAATCAGTAACTTACAATACAGGAAGTTATTCTGGTATTCATACAACATCAGATGGAATTTTCTATATTGTTGACAATTCATTGTCAATTACTTCCATTGCTGGTGCGGCATCAACAACTATTGCAGGAATAGTCACAGTTACAACCTCCACTTCACATGGATTGCAAGTTGGTAATAAAATAAAAATTTCTGGAGTTAGTGGATCATCTGCTGACATCTATAATTCAGATTTTATTGTACAGGAAAGAGTAAATCAATTTATCTTTACAATTCAACCAACAATAGGAATAACAACAACTGGAGTAGCATCAGCAGAGGTCTATAAGTATGGAATAGGCGCATTTGGTGAAGATACATCATTACAAAGTGAAAAAATTGGTGGTAATCTTATTAGTATGAATTCTGGCATTACCACTACAATGTCATCTTCTATTGATACGACTAGTCAAAATCTTTATTTGGCAAATACAACTCCAATTAAACAAGGAGTATTTTTACAAATTGATGATGAAATTTTAAGAGTATCTTCAGTTGTAGATCAAACTCAAGTAAATGTCTATAGAGGAGTTCTTGGAACTTTATCAAAACCACATGATAATTATTCTTTAGTGAGAGTAATTAATATTATTCCATCGGAAGTCAGAAGATTTTCAAGTATTCGTGCTTCTGGTCATACCTTTGAATATATTGGTTATGGTCCTGGTAACTATTCTACTTCTCTTCCACAGAGAATACAAAGAACTCTCACTTTAGAAGAGGAGTTATTATCTGTAACTAAAGAAGAAAAGGGAGGAATTGTATTCTTCTCTGGAATGAATGATCGTGGAGATTTCTTCACTGGCGAAAGAACTACACCCAGACAAACATTCCTTGGTGAAATTTCTTCAGACGCTACAGTAAGTTTTGATGATGTCTTTATTAGAAATACTCTTCGTGTTGGCGGTGGACCAAACAGAAACCTTCCATCGGAATTTAGAGGACCAGTAAACTTCACGAACAAACTGACATCGACTGATAGCATAGATGGAATCAATGCTATTAAACTTCAAATCAAAGGAAATAATTTAATTAATCCATTTTTCCAGGTTGGTCCAGATACCAACCCATCACTGGTTGTTGATCAATTAAGTGAATTTGTAGGAATTAAAACAGCATCACCAAATCATGAACTGGATGTAAACGGAACTATTCGTGCAACTACATACGAAAATTTCAAGTTCTCCGATTTACCAAATAATTCTACAGAAGAATCAACATTCAAAGCTGATCGTATTCTAAAAACAAATTCACAGGGAACTGGGTATGAACTTGTTGATGTTCATACATTGGATTCTTATACACTAAGAAGTTATGGAATCAGTAATGATCCTACAATTTATACTGGTACTGGTGCTAATGTAAATGGTAAACTTCAAATTTCTGGAATATCAACAGCAAGATTTGATGTTGGACAAAAGGTAAAACTTTTTGGTGTAACGCTTACATCAGACTCAGATGTTGTTCCAGATCCAGTTGCTGGAGGTGTAATTTCAAGAGTTGGAGCGACTTCTGGTCCTAACTACTATCGTTATTGGATTGCAGAATATAACTATAGAACTGGGAAAGTTGGTGCTGCTGCTCAAATTACTCCAACTACTGGAGTTGATACAGTACCAATCGAAAGTTTCAATGACATTGATCATCTTTCCTTGACTTTCTCTAGAAGTTCTACTAGTAATGGTGTTCTAGTTTATCGACAAGAAACAGTTGGTGCTGGAACAGCTAATATCAATGATGCTAAACTGGTTGCAATTCTTGGAGATAAAGAATTATCAAATAGCACTTCAATTCTTTGGAAGGATTATGGTGTTTATGAACAACCTACTTGGTCAACCAAAGGAACCAAAAATGAATTTGATTCTGATCAAATTCATTTCCCAAATACAGCATCAACTCAAAAGAGAAGGGGATGGGATATTGATGAAATTATTTCTATTGGAGTTAATAGTATCACTGTAAATAATGCATATAATTTAAATGGAACTTACTCTGCTACCGATCAGGTAAAAGTTGTTCATGATAATACTTATGCACTATCGCAAGCAATCAATGATACTGTAAATGCTGGTGGATCTTATCTGAATTTACCAAGTGGAACTTTCTTAGCAACTAAAGTTGTTATTCCAACCTCATTTACTTTAAATGGAAATGGAAAGAATACAATTCTCAAACAACAATACTTTGCACTTGATTCTACTGATGGTGGTGGTAATAATCTACCATTTGATGGTAATTTCATTGGAGCAGACGTTGCAAATCCTACAGATGTTACTATTCGTGATATGACAATCGATGGTAATAGTTCAAATAATATCACATTCGAAACTGAAGAGAACAGTCATTTGGTTAATATGAGAGGGATTAGATCAAGTCTCTTCAAATCTATGGAAATCAGGAATAGTCCTGCAGATGGACTTAATATTGAAGATTCTAGTAGAATTTCAATAGAAAACTGTTCTTTTGTTGATGGATCCTTAACCGATAGAGAAGCATATCAACCACTTTTGGCACAAAATGCCCAAGTTCTAAGAATTAATGATTCTTTGTTTGAAAATTATCCTGGACCTGTAGATCTTTCCGCTACTTCCGTAGTATCTACTGGAGGAAATATTATTCGTAATTGTGGAGCAGGACTGAGAGTTTATGCAAGTGGTAAGATTACAACAACTAATAACATTATTCTTGGACCATCAGATGAATATATCCCATCACCAGATATTTACGATAGTGATTTTAATTCTATCAATGTTACAATTGATAGATCGACTGATTTCTTAGGTCCAGAATTACTTTATCTCGAAAATGGTGATGTTAAGGACATTAGCAGTGATAGTGTTGCAATTATTTCACAAGGAATTGGAAATATTGTTGGTGAGGGAACCACAAATGAAACTTTAGGAACACCTTTCCTGAACTTTGATATATACACATCAGAAACTGGCAGACAGAATGGATACATTCAACTGTACATGCCACAATCGAGAACAAGTCAACTTGGTCTGAGTAGTGCTCTTGGTTATGATATTGTTGCCCAAGAATATTTGGATAAACCAATTGGTTATTCAACTTATATTGGAATTGGAACAGGTGTCTGGAATACAATTGGTTCAGGCGCAACCACTTACACAGTGACACTTAAAGATCTTGACCAGGCAGCTGGAATTTCCACTGGTGATGTTGTGAAACTTGTTAATCACTCAGTATCTCCAAGTCTTGCTAGTTATGAACTTACTGTTCAGACTAAAACCGTTGTTGGTTTTAGCAGCGTTGAACTTGGATTAACTGGATTTAACATCACATCTTTAAATAATGGTAATGAGAGTGGATATATATCTATAAGGAGAACATTCACAATCGCCAAAGGAAGAGTCGGAGTCATCTAAATGCCAGACAATACTAACGTAAATAATAATTCAGCAGTAACTGTTGTAGGTAGAACTGCTCCTGTTCCTCCTGGTCAACAGACTTCTGATAAATCAATTCCAGTTGTTATTGCAGTTGATCAATCAACAATTCCAGTTGAAGAACAAAACAAAGTCCAATCTGAAGTTGCTTTATCTCTTCTTGGAATTCCCAGATCAGAAGTTGCTCTTGGTATTTTTGCTGACGTTAATACTTATGATGTAAACCCAAGTGAGTGGACATCAACACCAGAACAGTTTGCTACTGTTGGTAACGATGGCAACTATGTTGGTGTTGCTCAGACTATGGGGTGGGGACTTACGCACGTCCCAGAAGAATCTGGTGCTCTTCTTGAGGCTCCTGCAGATAAGACTGCAGTTCTCACATCAAAGAGATTCTTCAGATATCAACCAGGTCGTGTCTCTTCTGCTACCTTTGGTGTAAAGACAACTCTAATCGCTTCTAATGGTGCTGGAATATATAATCCATGTGTTCGTAAATATGGAATCTTTGACAACTATGATGGATATTACTGGGAATCAAGAAATAACGGTGAAGGAGATAACTTCTGTGTAGTTAGAAGAACTCAATCAATTACTTTTAAAAATCCAGTAGAGTTTAGCAATACTGCAAATCCTGGTCAAACTTCTGATTATGGAGTAACTAATCCATACGATCCTTTAGAACCAAGAGGTTCTGAATCTGTCGGTGCTGGCGAAACTTCAGTTCCTAGTGGATATACTAATTCAAAACTGGGAGATTTAGTCATAGTAAGGGATAACCTTATGATGACTCATGCTGCCGTATATGATGGGTCACTGCTACAACCAAGATATGAAGTTGGAATTTCTTCCATTTACAATGGAAATACCATTTCATTAACAGGATTAGCAAAGAGTATAACCAATGCCGTCTACAATATCGAAAACGGTTTAATGACCGTTACTACTTCTGGTGAGCATGGATTTAAAAATGGAAAATATATTACATTAACTGGGATCGCCATGACATGTGATGTTGGTAGTTTTACCAACGAGCAAAAAATATATCCAAATAGAACTCACGGTTATAATATTGTAAGAGTAGATTCCCCAACTTCATTCACCGTTAATGTTGGTGTTTCTACTGTGCCAACTTACTATCAAAGTGGTGGTCATGCAGTAGGTTTATCCACTGGCCAATATGTTTCATATAGCAAGGGAACTAGTTCTACTGTTATTACTAATTTGGTTGATGATCAAATTTATAAAGTAACTAGCGTTGCAGTCGATACATCAAATAGTAATACTGCGATCACATTGAATACACTTAACAATAACACAGTAACTGGACTTCCAAATGTAAATGGTTATGCTGGAATTTCATCACATGTTCTGGTGACTCCTGTTCCATTTATTCAACCTGTTCTTGGAACTCTTGTTAATGGTGATAGAACTGCTTACACAACTGTAAAACCAACGGGAATGTTCCCCTATATGTATTTTGATGCAGATGGGAACGATGAAGGATATATTGATACTACTTTACCTGTTGGAAATACTTCTGATCTCAAGACTCAAATTGACCAACTGAATGCATATTACGATAAATGGGTAAATCAGAACGTTGATATCCAGTATTTTGGTGTTTATGAGTATCGTATCCCAAGATCTAGATTTAGTGGTGACCGATTAGATGGTGATACTGATAGACTTTTATACAGTGATGTTGTATCAGACAAGAGAGCAGGACAAGTTGTTACTGACGCAGACACTGGCGAACAACTGACTGATACAAGTATTTGGGATCTTGATCTAACCAAGGTTACCATGTACAAGGTTGAGTTCTCATGGTACGGTGCTGTTGGTGCCCTATTCCTCGCATATGTGCCTGTAAGCAATGGTGAGGCACGTTGGGTGCGAGTACACCACCTGAGAGCATCAAACCAGTTGAAGGTCTCCTCACTGGGCAATGCAACGCTTCCAATCACTTATCTGGTATATGGTGGGGGTGGTCCAAATAGAGAGGGTTATGCAAATTCACTTAGAACCCAAACTGAATTTGGATATGGATCTTCTTCCGAACATATTGTCAAGTATGGTGCTTCATACTATATTGATGGTGGTGACCGTGGTACAGTAAAACTCTTTAGTTATGGTTCTCCAACAAGCACCAATGTTTATGGATTGAGAAGAACTTATGGAGTTGGAACTGGGTCAACTCAAGTTTCACTTAATAGTGCTACTGATTCTTCAGATCCATACATGACCGCAGGCGCAACTTCTGGATTATCCTCTTCGTATTATGTTGGTGCAAGAGTTATTACTTCTAATCCACTAGATCAAAATATTAAAATTAATTACTATAATCCACAAAACGATCGACTTCATCTGAATGCACCATTAAGTTCAAGTTCAATATCAACCATTGATATTATTCCAGAACGTGTTACTCCTCTAATTGGTATTAAATGCAGAGACTTCATTCAAAGTAGTACTGGTAGAAGTGTAAGAAATAGGACACAAGTTTATCCAACAAGACTTTCTACTGGTTCAACTGGTGTCATCAAGTTAGATCTCTTAAAAACACCCATCTTCCAAACAGACGCTGTTATTGTTGAACCAAATGATGGGATTCCTTCATTAACATCTTCAGTAAATATCGGAAAAAGGGGAAAACCAACCAGAGTTGAATTACCTCTAGTAGTTTATACTGGTAATCATAATTTTAGTTCTGGAACTGCTGGCGCAATCTCAATTCAAACTGGTGATGCAGCAGGTGGAACATTAACTGCAACAACTGGAACTGATTATGATGGATCATCTGGAGTTTTGACTGTTGTAACTACCGATAATCATGGGATGACAACGGGAGATACAGTTGCTATTGCAAATGGTGCAATTACACTTACATGCTCTTTGGATAATTACGCAACCACACATTCATATCCAAGATCAACTGACCCAACTTCTGGACAAAATTTAACAGTAACTCGTATAAATGATACAACATTTACAGTTAATGTTGGCCAGGCGCAAGCCGAATACATTAGAGATATTGGCACAGGAACTTACGGTTACTTTAGAGGATACTTTGAAAGTGATGCATCACAAAGACCAATTTCAGTTCTTGGATATCTTGAGAACAGGGGTTCAGATAGAACTAAAGGTATTGAAACAGATGGTTATTATTTCTATGCCTTAGAATCAACACTAGATAATATTATTCTCACCACTGCTGAACCATTTTTAAGAGAAGAAAATTCAACGCCAATTGGAGAAGGAACATCATCAACCACATCTGAATTTACTTTAGATCAACTGTCTTCAGTAAAAGTGAATCCACAAACCAGAAGTCCTATTCCAGGAACTGGAACAATCGTGGCAAGTATTTTTGTTCCTGCTTCTGGTGAAGAATATGATCTTTCTCCATACTTTGACTACAATAAAGAATATCTATCATTCCCATTAACAAATAAAGTTGAAAGTCTATACCTTTGTGGTTCTTCTCAATCTTCTTATAACCCTAGCAGTCCGTCAGCAGAAATATCAGCAAGTTTAACTTGGGAGGAGCAGTGATTCATGAATGGGGGAAAAGACGTAAAATTTGGGGATGATAAACGTAGAGTTTCAATCATTCCCTCAAATGAACAAAGTCTCTACAATATTGCTAATGGTGAAATCTTAACCGATGAATTTGGAACTCCTCTAATTACAGAAGTTGATGAATATTATGTTCCAGATGCATCAATGGATAGATCAACTTCTATTACTTTTTCTAGTGAACCTTATGACACTTACACAAGAGTAGATCATTCCAGAATTGCTGCTTTAACTGGAACATATGGAGTCGATCTTGATGCATATGTATCAACTACAGTGCTAACTGTGGGAAGCGGTTCTGTTAGTTTTGGCGAGACAGTATCTCTGCAATCTGGTGGTACAGTTACACTAGATGACTATCCATATGTCATAGTCAAGACATTTGAGGATATTGGAGTAGATTATAATAAAATATATTTTGAAGAAAATATTTCAAGTTATAATATTCAAGTCTTCGATAAAATCTCTGGTGGTGGAATACCAGATGATACATTTATATCAAAGTCTAACTCAGCAAAATTAGTTTTATCAAAAGAAACCACTATTTCTGGGTCTCCTTATACTGCTGAGGTAGGAATAGATAGATCAACAAGTAATTTAAGAAGATCAGATAACGTATGGAAAATTGCAGAACAATTCAAAGAGACCAGTCAAGTTAGTTCTAGTCTTTTGGGAGTTCCTCGTGCAGAAACTCAATTAAGTTTATTCTCTAATGTTTCATCTTATGGATTAGATCCAGATGAATTCGAGTTCTATACTTATAATGCAGGTACTAGTTTCGGTAGTTGGGATAATAGAGCGAATAATTTATATGGAAATCGCTACCTTGCTACAAGAACAGAAGAAATACAAGAATCTGGAATAAAAATACAAGCATTTCCACCACCATATTCTTATCCATTTGGTCCGAAATTCGTAAATGTTGGATTGTATAATGAGACACTATTTAATCAATACATATCATTCATTCAGTTGGGAAATGATTTGTACGAATACTATGATACTGGAGACGGTTCATCTCTAGGATATCCTGCAGATTGGAAAGATAGATTTTTGGATCCATCTAAAGTGTATGTCAAAACTGGAGATGTTGTTTACTCTGTTGGAATTTCCGAATCTTTTGGATTAGTTGACACTTGGACTGACACTTGGAGAGATATAAAAGACAGTCTTTTAACAGATCCTGTAACTGGACTTACGTTTAATTTTAGTACAGTTGATTCAATTTTAGATGGATCATTTGACTCAACAAATACTAGGCCTGGTTATAACGCAAACTTTCAAAGGTACGCTTTTTTACAATCTAGAAGAGTTTTTAGATATCAATCGGGAAGAATTAGTGGATTTACTTTTGGTTTAAGATCTTCGTCTGAACCAGTTAGTGGTTTGACTTTGGAATGGGGCATTTCAAACCCAACGGATCAATATGTTTTTCAAATTAATGCTGGACAACTTAAAATTATTCGCAGAAGTACTATTCCATTAGAATTATCTGCACTTAGAAGAAGTAATTTGGAAAATGCAGATCAAATTAGAAAGCAATCTGGTGACCCATTTGATGATACTGAATATTGGACAATTGAAATTCCCAGAGATAAATTTAATGGCGATCCACTGAATGGTAATGGACCTTCTGGTTATCTAATTCAACCAGAAAAAGTTACCATGTATAAGATTGAGTTTGGTTGGTATGGTGCTATTGGTGCCAGATTCTATGCGTATATTCCAGCGGGACCTGGAGAAGCGAGATGGGTTGTTATTCACACTTTAGTCATCGAAAACTCACTTGGAAGTCCATGTTTACAGGATTCTTATTTTAGATTAAAGTATTCATTAAATATCGAAAATACATCTGACGTAAGAACACCACAATTCTTATATAAGTACGGTGCTTCTTACTATATTGATGGTGGCGATGAAGGAACTACTCAGATTTACTCCAAATCATCACCACTAAAAGCAACAAATCCAGTAGATTATAGATCCATTTTTGGCATCGTACCAAAAAATTACATACTTAATAGTGTAGGAACGGAAATACAAAATAAAAAACTAATTATTCCATCAAGACTCAGTGTAACTTCAGATTCCTTAACAGAAATCAAAGTTATAACTTGCAAAGGTTGCCCTGGATTTGGACATGTATACACACCAGGACTTGCATCAACCTCGGTGGGTAGAACTGTTGAATTTGAATTTGTTGGACCAAATGACATTGCTGCAATTAATGATACTTATTTTTATGAGTCTGATATTGGAGCAAAACTTATTTCCCCTACAATTTACAATGCATATATTGTAAGTGTTGATGGTCCTGTTGGAGCGGCAGGTTCATTTGAATCTGCACTTGTTAAGGGGTGGGGTCCTGGTCTCGATGGATATCCCGATTATGGAGATAGACCAATATCAGGAATTGAAACTTTAGATAGAATTACAGGACTCACAACAAGTATTGGCAATGGACCATACCCATATGGTGTTAGATTAAGCAATTATGATCACTGCGCTGCTTCCAATTTCAAGTTTACTGGTTCTAAAATTGAGATTCAATTTGTCAATCCAAATCAAAAAGATTCTTATTCCCATTGGTCAGATTTCTTAATCGGTGTAACTGATGTAGAACCAGTCACCAGTGATCCAAATATTTTGGAGGGTTTCTCTACTGGTGCTGGAACTACAACTACTTTACCACTATCAAGTATTTTATTTGCAGAACATACACATTCATATGCTGCATTAAATGAAGAAGGTGTTGAAATTAGTGAAAGTTGGGCACCAACTAATCCACCGTTAAGAATGGGTATTGACTATAGAATTCCATCACTTCCATCTCCTTCCCCTGGAATCTGCTCAAAAGTAACTATTGAAATTTCAGATCCCTCTCAAATCACAGAGGTTTTTGAGTTAAATTATCATCCAGAAGATGGAGATCCAGCAGTTCAAGATCCAGAAGGAAGAACATTCATTCAAGTAGAGGGTTCATTACCAACTGTTGATTATGATGGTGGACAAATCGCTATTCTTTCTGGTGAAACAGCACAAATAACTGGCGTTACATTTATAGGAGATGTGTTTACATATACAAGTGGTAATACATTTTATTCTTATATTCAGATTAGTGATACTCTTGGAGGGTCGTCGGGAACACCTTTTACGATATTGATTCGTCCAGTAAAATTAACCGCAAATGGATCTCCATTAAAAGTAAAACTTTATAACTATAATCCATATCCCCTCTACCTTGTTGCAAAATTAAAAGATAATGCTGCAATTAATAATATTTCAGTAAAAGAAACTGTTGGCGACTTTGTTAGAACCATTTCTCCAAAGTTTTATGTTTTTGAAGAGGGGGGAGATCTTCCAAGTGCAGAGATAACAAATGCTGGTGGAAACGCAGACATATCTGGAGCAGCGCCAACCAATTTCGATGAAGTAAGCAGACTTTCTTCTGCTTTAGTAGATGTTCAAAATGAACAGAGATTAAGACCAGGGGTTGAAAGAGATATTCTCTATGTTGGAGCAAATTCAACTCAAGAAATTGACATGTCTAAAATTTTTGGACAGGACAGGAGGGTTGTAACTCCAGACAATAATAATATTGAAGCAACTTTCTTTGTTGCTAAAAAAATTGATGCTGGTGATTCTGGCACTATTGAGGCGGGTATCACCTGGAAAGAGCAATAAATAAAGAAAAAACAGTATAATGGTATCTCGTAGACCTCTAATAGTTAATAGTGCAGCTAATCAGATTCAAGAGTTAACTGATTCTGATGATCTAAGTCTGCCAAATAGTAGTATTACTGCTTCAATTTTTATTGGAAATGGAACAGTTCCAGCTGGTGCAGTATTTCACTTTGCCGCAAGTACAGCACCAGTTGGATACTTAAAAGCAAATGGTGATACAATCCCTAATGGTTCTGGTACTGTTCAAGGTGTAACTGCTGACTTCTCTGCATTGTATGCAATAATTGGTTCTACCTATGGAAGTGCTGGTAAACTACCTGACCTTCGTGGTGAGTTTCTTCGTGGTTGGGATGATAGTGCTGGTGTAGATAGTGGCCGTACGTTTGGTAGCAGTCAAACTGACTCTACTGCACTACCTAATAACCCATTTGGTACTGATGACCCTGGTGATCACACCCACGGTTATAGTATACTTCAGTATGTGGCAAGTATTACGGATGATGGTCCTGATCAACATTCTCTTTATGATTCATTTACTGGTGCTACTACTGGCGGAGGCGGTGCTCATGAGCACACCATCGACGGTGGTGACCCCGAAACCCGTCCCCGTAACATCGCACTTCTTGCTTGCATCAAGTACTAAATCAATAAATAAAGAAAAAACAGTATAATGGCATCTCGTAGACCGCTAATAGTCAATAGTACAGCTAATCAGATTCAGGAGTTAACTGATTCTGATGACCTAAGTCTACCAAATAGTAGTATTACTGCTCAGAGTTTTATTGGAGATGGTTCATCACTAACTGGAATATTTCCAACTGGAGGCATTGTAATGTGGTCTGGAAGTATTGCAACTATTCCATCTGGATGGGCATTATGTAATGGTTCTAATGGTACACCAGATTTAAGGGATAAATTTATTGTTGGTGCTCATAGTGATGGGGCAAGTGGTGTAACATTTAATGCAACAAGTGGTGTTACTAGTGGTAACTATGGTCCTGGAAACACTGGTGGTACAGTTGCTCATAAATTGACTGTTGCTGAAATGCCGCAGCATAATCATACTTATAATGAAAGAAGAATTTATCAGCAGGGTTCTGGTCCTAATGCACAAACTGACATGGCAAACGACAATCCAGGGGATCAATACACTGGCAACCAGGGCGGCAACAACTACCACGAAAACAGACCTCCTTACTATGCTCTTGCATACATTATGAAACTATGATATTTTAACTATGACTCAACATCATTATTCTAGAAAATTATTACTTGACTATGAACTACAACAAATTTGTAACTTACTTTCAAGCACTGTAGAAACTGATTGGATGGATGGACTTCATTCAGTTTCTAATAGTAACGAAAATACAAAACAACTTAAACAATTAACTCAACTTAATAATTATCAAATTAACTCTAATATTAATTCAATAATTATTAATGCTCTTGAAAGAGATGGTGGTTTTGATCTATTGGTTTGTCCTAAAACCACTGGATTTATTATGATAACAAAGATGAAAATGGGTGATTACTATAGGTTACATCACGATTTAGGATTAAACGGACACTATAGTACAACGGTGTTTTTATCTGATCCTGATACTTATGAAGGTGGAGAACTTGTCTTACATAACGATTTTGGTTCTCATAAAATAAAACTTGATGCTGGTGAAGCAATAACATACGACACAGGCATCCTCCATGAGGTATCTACCGTAGAATCTGGAGAAAGATTAGCAGCAGTATTTTGGACTACCTCCAGATTTTCAGATCCTTTTTTAAGATCGATTCATTATAAAGTAAATGAATCTCTACGAGTTCTTGATAGAACTGAATCAAATGAATATATAACTGAAGCAATATTTAATTTAAATCAAATTTCCCATGACCTTTTGAGGAGAACCTTGTGAACAACTTAATTGAAACTTTTACTACCCCCATTTTGGTGTCATCCTATGATGAAAACTTTGAAGAAGAAAAAGAGTATGTTAATAATTTAGATTGTAGTAGAGAAAATAAAAGTGAAACTGCAAATTATAACATGCAATCTAAAGATACTTTCGTACTAAAAAATCCTGCTCTTTCAAAATTAAAATCTTTCTTTGAAGACAGGATTAAAATGTACATGAATTATGTTTGGGGTTCTTCTACAGAATTGATCATCACTCAATCGTGGATCAATAAAAGTTTTTTCGGACAAGAACACCAAGAACATTCCCATCCAAATAGTATTTTAAGTGGAGTATTTTACTTTGCGTTAGATGAGGATATGCCATGTATGAAATTTCAAAGACCTCATCCTGGCAATCTCCTCTTAAAATATCACACATTAAATGAACGTAATAATTATTATAGATTAGTTCCTGCTAAAACAGCAGAGTTAATTTTATTTCCTTCAGACCTAAGACATTCAGTATCTAAAAATACATCTGATAATACACGTATTAGTTTGTCGTTTAATACGTTTGCAAAAGAAAGTTTAGGGAGTATAGATTCCCTGACGTATCTACCACTGTCTTGACAGACCCTAAGATCTCTATGAAAACTGTCTGACTAGTTATTGATAAATACTTTTATCGTAATATCAATCGATATGGTATCTCGTAGACCCCTAATAGTCAATATGAGAACTGTCTAATAGGAAAATATATGGCAATTAGAAACCCAAAAATATTCGGACTTAATGTTTTAAGTTTTTTATCTGATGTAGAAAGTAAGACTTCTGCATTAAAGGAACTTAATTTAAATCCTTTAGATCTAGAAATTATTGCTGGATCTGCAGATGCTGGTGCCAGTAGACACGACTGGATTAGTTTTTCTAGATTAAGTGTTCCCCTCCACGAAACATTAGACAGATATTATAGGGATTCGGAACAGTATGATGGAATCTTACAAAAAAGAGCGGGAACAGATGTTACCTTATTTGGGAATTTAAACATTAGTGGAGCTTTAAGTGGGTTTGCAATTAGATATCGTTATTTGGACGGATTCGGCGGATCTGCAACAATTAGAATTGGTGATATTTCCACATCTAGAATTAGTGCTTGGAGTTCCAGTGACCCAAGAGCAACGAGTACAGATCTAACAATCCAAGGAAAAGCAAGAATATCATACGGAGCAAGAACAACCATCATCAGTGGCGGTTCTTTGCAATTTGGAACTCAGTCTGCAGAAATTAGTGGACCAAGAATACAAACAGCAATAGTACCACAACAAAAAGAATTTCCATCCGAGTTTCCAACTTCAAAAATCCAGTGCAATATTGGGGGACAAACAGTAACTCTCTATGCAATGAAAGGAATTCCTGTTATTTTTACAGGATTTTTTAGAAATTTAAATGCAACTGTTAATCTTGACAGACTGATAAAATCTACTCCTGCTAGTTGGAAAATCGTTGAGACTGCAAATGAAAGTAGATACTCAAAATATGTAAATGTTGGCAATACAACTTCTACAATAAGATACAGATCTTCTACATCTAGGGAAAGATATATCCAATTCTATTACAATCCAGATCGAATTTCTCGAATCCAAATTCAATCTGCAAATATTTCAGAGTTACCAGTCGTAAAATTCATAAATGCATCAACACTGGATTTCGCATATAATAAATTAAGAACATTACCCAATTTCAATATAATTGCTCCAAATTTATTGTACATCTATTTGATGAGAAATCCTTTATATCAAAGTGATATAGAAAGTGAAAGAAGATTTAGTACTGGTGTTGCAAATAAATTCCCAACATCATTAAGAGAACTTTATATGGAAGGAACTTTTTATGGTTCCATAGATCAAAATATTATTGCAAATAGGTTCCCGAATTTAAGAGTTATTAATTTCAATAGAGGTGGAGGCGCATATTTCCACCCAGATACGTACCAACCAAGTGCTCAAATGCCAAATGTTCCGAATACATGCACATATTATGGAGTTGGATCTAATGATTTTAGAAGCATTGACAATACTGCAAGTGGATCTGGAAATACTTATAACGTAAAACAACTTACCAACTTATCTACTTTATATTTGGCAGGAAATTACTACTTGACCGATTCTACATTTTCAATCAGTGCAAATAATAATTCAATCACTAATATTTACATCCATTCTACTGGTTTAAAATTTCCAGAAAATACGATTGGAAAACAGTCTCTTCAAATTTTCTATGCATATTATTGTAGAAGTCTTGGATCACTTTTTTCTGGATCTACCTATAGATTCGATAATTGTGCATCATTACGTTATCTTCATTGCTATGCATCTTATGTTATTGGAGCATTACCACGATTCACAAATGAATCACTCTACTATCTTGATCTGAGATACACTTATATTACTGGTGGAGACCCATCTGGTGACACTTCATATGTAATTCCAGAAAATACCTTCAAGGACCTTAAATCAATATATTATATTTTGTTGGACTCTGGATATCTTCTGACTTCTCCAATCCACCCCAATTGTCTAACTTTTTGCTCTTCTCTCTATTATTTTTGGTATCGTTCCCGTGGAAGAACAACAGGATCTCTTCCAAATTTTGGATCAAATCCAAATCTAAGATACATTTGGATGTATCATAATAGGTTTAGTGGATCAGTTCCAAACTTTGCTGCAAATCCAAACATTTATTATGTACAACTTGGTTATAATCAACTGACTGGACAGATCCCTTCTTACAAGAACCTTTCTAACCTCTATTATCTCTTTTTGTATAATAATAGTTTCACTTCTATCGGAACTTTCCAGAACTTACCAAGACTGAGATACTTCTACGCACATAACAATCAGATTGCTGGTGAGATTCCTGACTTTACTGAATGCCCATACTTGTATTACCTAATTCTATATAATAACCGATTTACTAACTACAAACAAGGATCATTTAAGGAACTATATAGAATTAGATACATGGATATATCAAATAATAGTCTTACACAACAAGCAATTGAACAAATTATTAATGATCTTGTTGATAATTATGAAGAAGTAAGTCGTGGAGGAGTAACGATAAACTTAAGAAACAATTCAGCACCAAATGAAGGCACTCTTGAAAAAATTGCATTTTTAAGATCGAAGGGTTGGAACATCACGCACAGTTAAAATGGTAAAGCAAAATCAAGGATTTAGAATAGATTTAAATTTAGAAGAGAACACCAATGATACTCAAGCACTAAGTAATCTTGGTGGAGTTGGAATTGCTAATGATTTGAGAATTATTCAAAATAATTTAAGAAATGTATCATCCATTCCTTTCAATAATATCCGTGATGGTTTTTTTGTTTTTGATGTAGATAAAGTAATACCAATAAATTCCATTGTATCTACTGCATCTACAACAGGAAATTCCACAGAACTAGAAGTATCTCTGTCCAGTTCCTACAACATATATTCACCGAATATTGTTGTTATAAGTGGAGTGACTGGATCTGCATCAACAGTTTATAATGGTGAGTTTGTCACCACAGTAACTACAGATGGTGGAACTGTACATAAAATTGAGATACCAGATTTAAAATATACTGCATCCGCAAGTGGTAGTGACGTTTCTGGAGCAACTATCACATTTAAACCAAAAAATGATTTTATCTTTACTGATGGTGATGTTGTAAACGTAACAAAAAATGTGAATACTGGATCTAGTAATTTAGTTACATCACAAGATTATTATGTTTGCAACTCGGATACACTAACTAAGTTTCAACTATCTACAACTCCACCATCAGTTGGATTATCGCCTGTAACAGTTACTACAACGGTCATTTCAAATCAAGTCTCTGATAGCAAGAGCATTCCTGGATCATACGAATATACTCTTCCATCTAATAGCAGTAATATTAGCATTAGGATTGCTGCTGGTGGTGGTGGATCTGGGGGAGCGGATGCTTGTGTTAATGGAGCACCAAATGTAGATGGTGGTGTAGGTGGTAGGGGTAGATATGCCGAATTCACACTTCCAGATGGCACTTCTGGTACTCTTTTATTTTCCGTTGGAGGTGGTGGCAGTAATGGATTAGATTCTGGACAGACTAATTTTGCAGGAGGACTTGGTGGTGGATTTGGTGGTGGTCTTGGTGGTGATGATAGACCTGGAGGTTCCTCTGGTGGTGGGGGCGGTGGAGGTGGATATACCTCCGTTTCTCTTGATAATACCACAATAGCAGTTGCTGGTGGCGGCGCAGGTGGCGGCGGTGGATCGCTTTGTAACTATTCAGGTCCAGTAAATTCCCCATATGCATATGGAGGTGGAGATGGCGGGGCATTTTCGTCTACCACTTCTACAATTTCTATTAGTGATGGTGGTAATGGTGACGGTTATGTTTCCGCTGGGGGAGACGGTGGTGGTGTCGGTGGTGGCGGCGGTGGTGCTCCTGGAGGAAGTGCTGGAGAATATGCTGGTTTTGACCAACAAGGCGGAGCAGCACCAGCAAACCGTGCCTTTGGTGGTTTAGGTGGTTCTTCTGTATATCGTTCAGATTATCTCACTCTTTCTTCAGAATCGACATACACAGAGAGTAGCGATGGATATCTTGAAATTTCATACACATATACTACCATTGCTACTTCTACATCTACACCACAAACAATCATAGTTGGATCGATTGTATCAGTTGATTCGGTTAATGACTCGACATTTTTATTTGTGCGTCAAGATAAAGTAACTCAAGAAAATCTTCTCAATTATATTGAACCAGAAATTCAAGACACAGAGGAGTTTGGTGGTTATTTGTCTGGTTCTATCAATGGTATTTTTGAGTCTACCCAAGCAAATTTAGAGACTGCTGATTATTTTGTTCAACAAAAATACAAAGGAACAGATGATACGTCTGCTGTCAGAGATATAAAGTTTGAGGGGAATATAAAGATAGATGATCCTGGTTCAACAAATTATAATTATTCTCAATTAAGTAATGATAAATCTCCAGGAATTTTTATTAATGGAGTTAGAGCATTCTCTAGTGATAATAACCCATGGACAAAAGATGGAACTACATTAAAAACTCTTTCAGAAGAGGTAACTATGGGTGAATTATTCTTTGGGGATAATATTACAATTACTGGCATTAATGTAGACTCTTTATCGCAAACTGATGTAACTACTTTCACACATAAGGTTCCCATTCAGATTAATGAAGAGACCTATTATCTGCTATTAAGACTATAATTACACACAAAGAATATTAAAAATTCTACCATCTCCAACTTTAATTTGCAATCTATTATTCGCAAAATCTGTTTCTAAGTAATCAGATATTTTTGCATCATCAACATTACCACCAAGTGCGTAGAAGACTATATTACCATTTTCTATTCTTAGATTCGGTTCTGCTGGAGTAGTTTCCAATCCATCCAAAGTTGGATTGAATGGTGGAGATGTATCCGTTGGTGGACAACAAAGTTGTCTGTCATCACTAACTGGATCACTAGCATTAGTTACTGTAAAATTTCCCCCAGTGACAATATTTTTTGCTGTTACTTTACTCAATGTGACCCTGGGAGGATTACTTCCAATCGAATTTATAGTTGTTCCGTCTTGGAATTGAAATCCTTGAACTTTCCATCCAGTTTGAATTCCATAAGTATTTTCAACTGGAATTTGAATATTTCCAGCGGCAACATTCGATGATGCCATTAAGCACCTCGTCAAAGAAGGATTGCAAAATGGTGTAAGAGATTCGTCAACTAAACCTCTACTATAATAAAAGTAAGTATCATAAGATCCTCCAGCTGCGACGTAAGGATTAAATTCTAAGTAAGTTGTACCATATGGCACACCATTAGTAGAAGAACTTTTTCTCGCAACTGTATACGCAGAAGTGTACGACGATATCATTACACATTCTTCTGGCAAATCCACATTTGTTATTTTTTGTAAACTCAATACACCTTTCCCATTTCCATCTTGGTAAATTCCAGTTGTTGTTGCTCTACGTATAAAACCACGATGATCAATAACAGTAAGATTTGAATTTGAGTTTGTCGAAGTTGGAAGAGTTTCTACAATAATAGATTCATTGATAATAATGTCAGTTATTCTTGAACCCTGATATGGCAATTCATTAGAAAAAACATAATTACCAATTTCTAAATTTGTCGTATCCGATACATTTATTACGGGACTACCAGCGACAACTGATCCAGTATATGAGACAGGAGACCTCCTAATAGAATCCAAATTTGTTTTTGGTTGATATTTTATATCAACCTTTTTTGTAGTCTCAACACTAACATATTGACTCAATCCATTTCCACCAATAGATCCCCCACCAAAAAGAACTGATTTATTTACAAATTCATTAAATGAACCAGGATTGTTAAAATCATAAAACAGTGAATAAAGATAAGTATATCTCAAATCGGTGCTCGTGTTACCACTTGGTGTGCTAAAATTTATATTAATTGATCTATCTATTCCAGATCCAGTACTAGCATTTGGATCAACATAAAATCTAAATTTTATTCTGTACGGTGTAAATGCATTCAATACTTGTGTGGGAAAAGATGAAGATGCACTTTCACCAGAATCTCTGAAGAAAGTAAAGTTGTATGTACCAGGCGTTGTAACTTGGTAGTCTATGGGAGATTCATATTCATCATTAGATAATGTAATTACTCCAGTGGTCCTATCTATACCGCCTTCAGATTCTGCACTAATATAGGAACCAGGATTAATTCCAGGTCCAGTTACAGACATACCTAAACCAATATATTTGATAGAATCTGCTGGTATTATTGTTATAGTTCCATCTTGAGCAGCGGTACTACCACCAAGAGTTGTAGTGAATCCAATGTTTAAATATTCGGTATATGTTCCTACTCCAGAAACGTAACCATCTGCCTGAAAATCTGCGGTAAAACCTTGAGTGCTATCAACATAAAAATTATGCACTCCAGTTTCGATAGGAACAAAAAATCCTTCCCATTTCACTCCACCACTAGAATTTACTGATTGGGGGTGCAATTTTCCCGTGTAGTCAAAATTTCCATTTTCCCAAAATGTATCGCTAGGGATAGGTAATGCAGTTGATACCCCAGAAAAAATATTATCAACTGTTGGATCAGTAGATCCAGTTAAAACGACTTGATCAGAATTAAAATAGTTTGCAGTTAATCCATCTCCACCATTATATATTGGAGTTCCTGCATATATTTTAAATCTATCTAAACGATTTTGATAAGTGATCCTAGGAAAAGCAGGTAAATTTATTCCATTTGCAGTTGTATTTTCAACCGCACTTCCAATTACGCTTTGGTAGTTTTCACTAGTCATGTTATTCGAAAATAAATTTCGAATCGAATCTAAATCCTGAGTTATAAAAGTAGAATCTAGACCATCAACTAGGGTATCTAAGAGATTATTTAAGGCTTCTTGTTTATTACTTAAGTCAGAGAGATTTCTATCTCTTCTAATTCCACTTCTCTTAAATGTCTTTCTTGCCATTTTGACTTTTTTTACTATTTATTGTATAATAAATAATTCAGACATTTTACATTGAAATAAAAAATGGAACAAAAAGAAATGCTAAATGAACTGAGTGCTAGAGAAGAATCACTCAGAAATGATTTGATTGAACTAGAAAGACAATTCAATATCAAAAAGGAACAATACTTGAAAATTCAAGGTGCTATTGAAGCTCTCACTGTCATTGGGGGTTCTCCCAATCCAGAACCAGAATCGGAAGCACAATCAGAATAATCGACGGGACCGCAAGGTCCCTTTTTTTGTTATTGGGCAACAGATAAATACATGATAAGGTAGTGTTAATAACTGCTGTTTTGGTACGCACCTAATCTAAAAAGACAAAAATGGCAACCATCATAAGAATTAAAAGGTCTTCTGTTTCTGGACAAAGACCAACTCTTTCCGATCTTCAACTGGGAGAATTGGCCTTTAATAGTTATGATGGGCATTTATTTGCCAAAAGAGACACTGTTGGGGTTGGAATTGGTACAACTGTTACGTTATTAACTCCATGGAAAGAGGAATTTGGTGGAGGTAGAATAACATATGCTGGAATTAGCAGTGCTACTACACAATACGGTCAAAGTGGTCTGTTTGACAGATTAAATGTAAGCGGAATAAGCACGTTTGCTGGAGATGTTAAATTAACTGGATATTCAAATAAGTTAAGTTTTGGTTCTCTTCGAGATTTACAAATTTATAATGATGGTTTTAATTCCTATATTGTTGATGTTGGTGTTGGTGATCTTAATATCAGGGGAACAGCGAGGGTCAATATACAAAACGCCCTAGGATCAGAAAATTATGCTATATTCAATGTAGATGGTTCTTCTGTATTATATTACGATAATTTAGAAAAATTTAGAACTACTGATTCTGGAGTTAATATCTCCAATGGCAGTGCAGAATCAGTATCAATTACTGGTCCTTCCGAGATAGTTTTAGATCCAGCGGGAGTTGGAGATAACACTGGATTAGTGAGAATTAAAGGTGATTTATATGTAGATGGTACAGAAACAATTATAAATTCAACAACAGTTGAACTTGCTGATTTTGTAGTTGGTATTGCTACTACAGTTCCAACAAATGCATTATTGGATGGTGCTGGAATTGGAATTGGAAGTCAAGCAACATTCCTATATTCATATAATGGTGGAATTGCTCCATCATTGAAGTCTAGTGAAAATATAAATTTAAGTTCTGGAAAAGTATATCAGATTAATGGGACTGAAGTATTATCTTCGACCAAATTAACTGTACCAAATATAAATTCATCTGGTGTTGGTACCATCGCTACACTGGATACCACAACAGGTACTATTGATTACCTTGAGGGTACTAATATTTCTTACACTGGTGTAGGTACTTTTTCGATATTAGATGTAACGACTATTGCTATTGGTAACCTTGATCTTTCTTCTGGTATTGGTACTATCGCTACGTTAGATACCACTGATGCAACTATTGATTACATTACCAATATCAATTTGAATACCTCTGGTATTGGTACTATAGAATCCCTTGATACTACCACTGGTACAATTGATTACCTTACCAGTACTAACTTAAATGTCTCTGGTATTTCGACATTTGATTCCGATGTTGATGTTAATGCCAATGTTGATGTAAGTGGATACCTGGATGTTGATGGCAGAACTGAACTTGACACTACAAATATCTCAGAAACTCTCAATGTCGTAGGTATATCAACATTTGGTTCTGATATTGATATCAATGCCTCTATCGATGTTGATGGACATACGGAGT